GTAGCGATTGATTGTGCAGTCACACCATCAGCAACCCAAAGCTCACCAAATTGTAAACCAGCCCCATTCTCAAAAACAACATCACCATTATTCTCAACCCTTACCATGTTAGTTCTATCCCCAATCAAGACTGCACCATCATCTTCAATGCTTAATCTTATTTGGGTGTTTGTAGTTCCAGTCTTTGTAGTTCTAAATTGTAAGTTTGCCCCTCTTGCTGTTGCTGTAAAATTTCCAACAGCTGTGCATCTTATAGAGGCACTATCATTATTTAAAAAATTTGTTCCGTCATGTCCTCTAAAACCAAAGTCACCCATTAACATAGCATCTTGAGTTGCTGTTGGGCTTTCCCATGTTCCACCACTTCTAATATGTGTCCAATGTCCTGAGTGTGAGTTTGAAATGCTACTTGCAGAAACCATTAAGAAAGTTGGGAACCCCTCAGTCTTTACAATTCCAAAATTTCCTGAACCCTCGTGAAGATGCATTTGCCATTGTGGGTTTTTAGTTCCTATTCCTAATTTATCACCTGAAAGATTAATTGCTTGAATTTCTGCCTCCTTAGTTGCTGACACTTTACGAACAGAAAAGTCGTCTAAGATTCCTTTAGATTTAGGTGGCCCGAAGTTATGATTAGCCTTAGCAATGGGTCTAATAAGAGGATTTCTCCTTGCCATTTTAAGCCCCTAACACATGAAGAAGCGCAAATTGTCCATCTGCGAAGGATAAACTATAAAAGTCTGTAGATGCTCCATACATTAAACTTGCTTGTTTTGTTAGTTCAGAATATTGTGAGTCGTAGTATGCTGTATTTTCATATGTTCCCTCATAATCATTAATATCATCACTATAACCAGTTGAACCTGCAACCCAGTGAGCAACTAAGTTTGTAGGACTTCCAGAAGATGTAGTTGCAGAAGTTATCCCATTTCCATTATATTCTGCTACTATTTTTGTAGCTGTTAAGTCAGTATCAAAATATTTAACATCTGAAATTCCTCCTTTTGTGTCTAAAGTTTGTGTTGCATTCATATTTAATAAACCGATTGCTCCAACATCTCCTCCAGTTAATTGGTCATACCATGCTGTTAAATCTGTTGCTGTTGTGTCTGTCATTTCTACAGCTTCTCCATTGTGATAAAATATTGGTCTTGTTCCATTTTGAACTACAGCGATATGATGCCACCCACCATTCCCTGTTAAAGTATCATCTTCTGAAATAACTTCCCATTGAGTTACAGTTGCAACAACACATTTAGCTATGATTGCACCTTCTTGAATTCCAAAAGAAATATATTCGACAACATTGGCATCACCTGAACTAAATATAACATAATCTCCATCTTCATAGTCATCTAAATTAACCCATGCTGTAAAAGTTCCTAGAGTGTCATTAGCTGCAACTTGTGCAACAGTAAAAGCATCTACTTCTGCATAATCATCTGCTCCATTACAAACCATAGCTTCTCTTTGGTCATGCTTTCCAACATAAACTCTTGCATCTCCAGCTGTCATTTTATGATGAGGTTACCTCTCCCCATGATGTGGCTGCTGCTGTAAAGGCTACTTTACAAATATCTAATTTTAAAGTATCGGTATTAAAAATTAATGTTCCTAATTCAGAAAGCATATTATCTCTTACTGCTTCTGAAACATTTGGTATAACTAAATTAATAGGATTAAGAATTTCATTTGTTGGACTTGGCATCTTTCTTTTTCTCCTTTTTAATTTCCTTAATAACTTCTTTTTCCACAGGTTTAGAATTTAATAAATAATATTCAGTTTCAATATCTTTAATTCCTTTAGAAAGTTTTAGTTTTCCACGAATCATTCTACCATCATGACTCATGTTTATTTCCTCGTGTTTTCTATCTTACAGATTTCATTTACATTCTGAAGTTGGAAAACTCCTCGTTCCCATGCTCGGATAGTTGTAGACAATCCAGGGTCTACTATTGTCACTACTTTCATAGCTTCTGCTTGTTTCCAAACCATTCCTTGCTTTGCTACTAATACATAGGCTTGGTCTGTTTGGACTGCCTCACTTACAACAATACTTAATCCTAAAAGTGAGCCTACTCTTCCGTTTTGCATTACTCCACTTTCGTATGTTGGATGATTTAATACTTTAGAATTTGAAATAATATTAGTGTAGTCTTGCCCATTCACAACTAAATAACCACTTCCGTTTAAGGCATCAATTCCATCTACTCTTAATGTTTGAATTGCATCTAAAATATCTTTTACTGGGTCACGATTTGCTATTGTTGCTGAATCCCATTCATTGCCTGCTGTTATTGTTACAGTGTTTCCTGCATTTGCTGAAACACTTGCTTCAATAGCTACATCAATTTGGTAAATTATTTTTCTTCCTAATCTATAAATCTTTCTTTGTAACATAGGAATAGTTGCGCTTTGCTGTGCTTCTAAAGAAATAATAGAAGTTCCTGCATACTTTGCAATAATTGAGCTTACCTTAGTTTCAGTTACATCGAAGAAAGGGAAAGGTGCGTAAGGTGGTACTCCTTTAATTGGTGAGCCTGTTCCTCCATCTGTGTTGTCTGCGTTAGTTTCTCTAAAATATGATTCTGTCCATGCTGATGATGTGTCGATTGTACAAAGTGCTTTCCATTTTTCCTCAATCTTAATAACTGCTTTAACTGCTCTATCAATAAATTCAAATCTTTGTTCTGCATCTCTGTCAGTATAAGCTACCATTAGAAATGACTCCCAACTGCAACTCTAACTACTTCTCCTGCTGAGGCTGTTTCTTGAACTTTACCGACTGCTTTTCCTAAAACCACATCTGCTTCAATTAAAGTCTTAACAACATTAACTCCATTAACAGAACACATATTTCCTAAAGCCATCGCTCCACCTGAATCTTTAATATCCCAAATTCCATTCATAGCTACTGTTAATTCTGTGAAAGTATCTGTTGCTGCACTTGCTTCCCAACAAATCCCACCAAAAACATTATCACCATCAGAAATTGTTACTGTGTTAGGGTCTGAACTTAATTGCATAATTGAACCGATTGGAATAACTGAACCTGCTACAATAGTTTTCCTCTCAAAAATAGTTGGTGTTTCAATACATACTGCTTCGTTTGCCATAATGTAGTGCATAAAAGATATTATTTAAATGTTTCTATTTTGCTTTTGTAATTACTTACATTAAATTCTAATTCTTCTTTTTGTATTAAAGCAGCTTCTACATTTTCCGTCGCTGTCTTTAACATTTTTTCCATTTCTTTTAATGCTTTTTTCCAATCGTCTTTTAACATTTGTCAATGGCATCTTCCAAAGGTGTGCCTTTCCAAAATTCTTTAGCAGCTACCTTATCAGTTTCCTCTTTAGATGGCTTCGTTGATTCAATATGTCCACCAGTTGTCCCTGCTAGTCTTTCGTTTGCGTGTAAGGTTTCCTGTCTTGCTAAAAGTTCTTCAGTTTTTTTATTTGCTTCTTCCTGTCGTTTCACAATCGCTTCAGTTTTATCATAAAGTGATAACGGTTTATCTTCGACAGGGTCTTTATTAATTACTTCATCCATTCTATTATAATCAAGATTTCAATGTTTATAAACTTTACCAAAGATTTTGACTTCTTCCCCAATATTTAAAGAACTCTAGTCCTGCACCGAACACAATTAAAGCAAAACCAAAAGTTTTCCCCATGATGCACATATTAGTTCCTGCAGCGGTTAAGGCTAAGGCACATGTATTAATCATAGTTTCTATAATTGGTTTATGGTCTTGTTTATTTTTTTTCATTATGATAGTTCCTTAGCTATTCTTTTCTTTAAATCTTCTTGTGTTATTGAGGTTGGTCTGATTCTTGCAGGGTCTGGGTTTGCTAGAGCTAATCGCATATTATCATCAAACCCATCAGCTTCTCCGCCAACTTGATAATAAACTTCCCACTCTGTTTCTTGATTTATACCGTTTTCTCCTAGGAACTCGTCTAAGTTTCCATCAGTTAAATCTTTTAGTCTCTGATACTCAAGCAAAAGAGCTTCTCTATTAGTATTATAATCCTCTAAAATTGTTGAGGCGTCTTGAGGATTTGCATTTGCTGAATTTATTAACTCAGTCATTTTAGGTTTAGTTTCAGATAAACTTCTTATCGTAGATTCAACTAAAGCTGATTGCTGACTTTTTAGATCACTTACATAATCTCCATAAAATCCTCTTACTGCGTTCGCAATAGCACCATAAACTGCAAAAGAGCTACCAGTTGCGACTGAACCAAGCGGACCTCCTGGAGAACCAATTAAGGCACCAGCTCCAAAACCAGTTAATGCTCCACCTATCACATCGGGTATAATTCCCGGGGTTGCAGCAAATAAAGGACCAATAAAGTCTAGATTTTGATTAGAAATTGTTCCTTGTAATTGTGCCAGCACATCTTCTGATGGTGTTGCTCCAACTTGTCCCGCTAACTCAACTCCCTCTGTTTGAAACTGTTGTCTTTGTTCCTCTTGTCTTTGTATGGCTAAATCTGCCTGTCCGCCTATTGGCAACTCTCTCTCTGCTCCTTGAGTTGCCGAAATTCTGGTAACATCCCTTGGACCTAGTCCTAAGAATGTCTGGTCATTAACCTGCACACCTGAAAGTTTACCAGTATCTGCATCTTGAAAAGCCTGAAATCCTGGTTTATTATTTTTATCTGCCAATCTTTTATCAATAACCTCTTTGGGAATATCACATAATTGTTTTGCGGAATTCCATATTCCACCCTTAGCTTGACACGCTAACCTCTTTTCTTCTTCTGGGTCTGGCTCCGATTGCTTTAATGGCTCTGGCTTAAAAGGATTTGCTGCCGGAGGAAATGCTGATTTTGGCGGTGCCTTTGATTTT